GTTGCTACAGAGTAGGCGACTCTTAGCGGCTATGAAAGATGTACAAATCGAAAGGATCTGCGAAATCATCGCTGCCCTGGGCGTCGCCGGGGCCGGAAAAACAACAAAGATTGTTAATAATGTTCAAAATGGGGACCTCGTCCTCACAGCACTCAAGGATGCCGCCCTGCAAACTAAGGCCAAGATCGATGCCAAGTATCCAGGTAACAACATAGTTGTGTGCACAGCTGACTCCTACCTCATCAATCGCAGGGATCAATCCTACAAGAGGGTATTCTTCGATGAAAGATATGTCCTACACGCCGGTTACCTAGGCCTCATCATCGCCTTGACCGGTTGCGAGGTCATGTTCACTTTCGGTGACACCAACCAGATTCCGGCCATCAGCCGCGTTGCTGGTTTCATCTTTCACTACAATCAAGTCCCCAACACCTCTGAGACCTTCGATCCTGTTTCAAAACGCTGTCCTGCCGATGTACTACAACTCGTCCGCCCTTTTTACGGCCGTTACAAGCTCAAGACTATGAATCCCCAGCTCAAATCCATGCGGTTCCAGAAGATTACCAATCTTGAAGACAGGCTCATTCCCATCGAGAGCGACGTCCAGTATCTCACTTGGACACAGGCAGAAAAGAAAACTCTCAATGCCACAACACGCTTCCGGAACGCCATCACTATCCATGAAGCCCAGGGCATGACTTATGCTAAGACCGCTTTAATCCGCCTCAACCCTCGCAATTTCAAGCTCTTCAAATCGGTCAAGCATATGATCAGTTGCGTCACCAGGCATCTCGATACCTTTGTCTACTACAGCGTTGTCAACACCCCTGAGGATGTGTTGATAGAGGCCCTGCAATCAAAGAAGGTCGACAACCTGAGGGACTATCAATATCATATCCTGTTCGCCCGGAACTGGTGGGATAAGGCCGGGGGAATTCACTGGATGCATTCTGTCGAAAAACCTCACGTCCTATACGACCCTCGCGGGGCTGCTATCGCTGAAGACATCCGCATCAACAACATCATAACCATCGCTGCCCGCCGCCCTCGCATCCCGACCGTGCGGTATACTGCCGATCACCTGCCTTCCACCCCGGTAGCTTCACAGGGCGGTACCAACCACGTCGAACCGGCGCTCCAGTGTGACTACGATTCCTATTTCGCTATACCTGCCGGTTACTCTGAAAGGTTCCAAGCCCATATGGTTGAGATCGACGACTTACAGTTCGACATCCCAGACTCCCGTTTTCGGTTCTACAAGGACCGCAGTTGCAGGAAGACCGGTTTCGAGAAGTATACCCACGTCTCCAAATTACGAACTGCCCAACCTTGGCTACGACCCAACACCTTCAGACAGTTAGCCCTTGCCCTAAAGAAAAGAAACTGCGACGTCTCCCGTTATGCTGCTCCCTCCGATCCACAACTTCAGGCTATAGAAGTGATCGACTACGTTCTTCAAGTGATAGGTGTTAATAATTGGCAGTCCTTGTCCAGGAGGTTCTGTCAGCAACCCGTGCTTGTCAATTCCGAATCAATCGACGATTATCTTATCACAGCCGAGAAGAACAAATGGATACGCCTCGAGCAACCTCGGCTCGGTCGCAACTCCCCTGCTCGTAACACTGTTGACGTGCGAGATCTCAAAACCTATCAGGTCATGATTAAGAAGGATCCGAAGAATAGAATGTCGCCAACGGCTATTTATGAATATCAAGCACTTCAGACTCTTATTCATCACGACCTCAAAGTCAACGCTGCCTTTTCCCTTTTCCGTGAGATGTACGACCGAATGCGGGCCATCATCAAACCGGAGGTTTTCATACAACTCAAGAAAAGCAATAAAGATCTCGAGGAGCACCTCAATCATTATCAGNCCCCGTTCACAAAAACCTTCGGTGTCGAGAACGATTTTTCAAAGTTTGACAAAACGCAACAGTCTGAATGTGCCTATCTTGAGCAGGAGTTTCTCAGAAGACTCGGTTTAGAGGAATCTATCAATCTACTTTGGGGTGAGAGCTATGACATAGCCACCGCCAAGAGCTTCCTTCTTGGGATCGTCCTTACAATCATTTATCAAAGAAAAAGCGGATCTGTCACAACTGCCCTCGGAAACGTCATCATCAATATCGTCGCCGTAGTCTGGTCTTATCGCTTTGCAGAGATCCCATGGTTCGCAATGTATTTCGTGGGCGACGACTCATTCATCAGCACCGCTGTCCCAATCGACACCTCCACAGCCTCTGAACATATGCTCTCTTACTTCAATCTCGAGGCTAAAGCAATCACCGACATGGGATACTTCTTCTGTTCGTCGTTCCTATGTTTTGACGGCTTCTCTTGGCGTGTCCTCCCAGACCCCTTCAAGTGTATCGAACGTCTATCCATGCCCAT